AGTTTTTAAAAGTGCATCAAAGGCATTTCCTGATAATCGATGAACTTCGTCTATAATATAGATTTTATTTTTGCCTTTTAATGGATATAAAGATGCATTTGATTTAATAGTTCTTGCATCATCTACCCCGGTATTGCTGGCAGCATCAATTTCAATAATGTCAAGATCATCAATATCAAGTTCGTAAGCTATTAATCTTCCAATGGTGGTTTTCCCACATCCTCTTGACCCGTATAATAGAAACGATCTTTTGGTTTTGATCATTGATAAAAGAGATTTTTTTTCTGTTTCCCATCCTATCAATTCATCAAATGAAAGAGGTCTATATTTTAGCTCAAATTCTTTTCTTTCTTCCGACATTTATTTTCTCCTTATATTAATATTATATATTATTTTTTAAAAAATTGATTATTTCTTTTTTGGACATAAAATATTTAAACAATATTTTTTTTCTTCCTTTTCTTCTTCTTAAAAGTTTCATCATAATGGTCGTACCAATTCTGATTTGGAGTTTTTGAATGAATTGGTTCTCTTTCCCTGATAAGCTCCTCTCTATTTTTTGCTAATTCCTTTTTCTTTTCTTTGCTGAATTCTTCCATATTTATTTCTCCTTCTTTATGTTACAAGGTCTATTATCTCCTGTAATAATAATTTCATCTTTAAGAATTTTATCAAATACAATTTTTCTCATATCTTCTAAATGTTTTCCTTGTGCTGCAAAAGCACCGGCAGAACCACTTCCTTCTGTCGGTCTTAATCCACAATTCCATAAATCGTCCATAAGTGTTTGAGCAGCATCCATTGATAAACTGAAAGTTGGAGCTACAAGCATTCCTTTGTTGGCAGGAATCTCCATAGTTAATGACTTTCCAAATGCCCCATTCTCTTCGGCTAAAAATTCTACTCCTCGATTCCAAGGAGCAGATTGTGCTCTTACTTTAAAATTATTCATTTAATATCTCCTTTTCTCTTTTTAACTAATTGTTCTATGTCTTGTGTCATAATATGGATCTCCTTGATAGATAATAGTTCTGATCATTATCTTTTTCTCCGCCTGTCATTTTAAATCTCCCAATAAAAATATTTTCTCACTAAAGTTTTTTACACCATTTTCAAATGCTGTCTTATTATTTGGATTATGCAATACAGCAGCAGGGTGCAAGCACCATGCTATCCAGCAGTTAAATTCTTCGCTCCATTCTGTCTTGCCACTTAATTCAGTAATGCCTCCTTCTCTTCCTGTAAAGGCTTTTATAGCAGTATTTCCAAAAGCTAAAATAAGACATGGGTTGATATTTTCTATTTCTTCCTTTAACCAATTTTTACAAATTTTAATATGTTCTTTGCTTGGTGTTTTTGAAATACTTGGATAACATTTACAAATATTAGAAATATAAAAATCTTCTCTTTTTAAATCATATTTCTTTAATTCCGGCCATAACATATCTTTCCCTGCTCTTCCAATAAATCCTCGACCTTGCTCGTCTTCTTCTCTACCAGGTGCTTCGCCATATATAATAATATTATATCTTCCAGCAGATGGAGTAACTGGCCCTGAAAAACATTCTTTCCCAAGTTCACAATTAAAACATTCATGAAATTCTTGTTTTGTAGAAAGAGGCCCAAGATAATTGCCCTCTTTAGTTAAAGATAATGCATATCTTTCTGGGATATCTAGAGTAAGCCATTTGCTCATATCTTCTTCTGATGGAGTAAATCCTATCTTTTTTATTAAATTGGGATTCATATCTTTTTTACTATTTTTTATTTTGAAAGA